AGGCAACCCGCTCAGCGTTGACGATGCTTTCGCTGCGCCCATGTGCGGCCTGACCGTGTACGGTCGGAGCACGCAGGACGGCACACCCACGCCGGATGCCCCTGTGCCTATTGTGAGTGCTGGTGACGGCGGGACGATTGCAGTGACCTTGAGCGATGGAAACGGTAAAACGCAAACTCTCACGCTTCCCACACCCAACGGATTACCCGGCATCCCTGTCACCTCTGGCGGCAACTACACTGACCCGCAGGGCCAGCAGTGGGTGTGCGACGAGGTAGACTTGGAGAGAGAGGTGAAGGTGCAGAGGATTTACGAGGTTGATGTTGACGGTGAAAACGTTAAGTTTGAGCAAGCTGATGTCTACGCCAATCTTGAAGCAAGAGGAATGCCAATCGCCTTGTATAACCATGGCCAAGAAATATACGCAATTAGTACGTTTACTAGCTTATCGTGGTTTTACAATGCGGATGCACGATTCCTATATCTGATAGCGGCTAATATTTCTGACCAGCTCAACGCGTCTTGCAAAAAGCAGTTGGGCAAAGTCTATTATGCTCTCGCCACTCCCATCGAAACCCCACTCTCCCCTGCTGAAATCGCCGCCTACAAAGCTCTCACCGCGTACGGCCCTGACACGGTGGTGCAAGCTGGTGACGGTGCTGGCATCAAGTTGGACTACCAGCGGGACGTAAATCTCGTCGTCAAAAATCTTGAGGACGCCATTGCGTCCATGACTACCACATAAGGAGGTACTTATGGCAATTAAATCCAAAGCCCGCCATGACCTGACACTGCGCTCCATTAAGCGGGAAATTACAGCAGGACGCGATGTTGCGTTCTGGCTGGATAAAGCATACGTGCACTACGACAACGGATTGCTGACCGCAGATGACATCGCAGAGGTTGAAGCCCTTGCGCAGGCGTACTACGATGCGCTGGACGCTGAGGATGCGGCGAACGCCGAGGAAATTACGCAGTAAGGAGGATATCATGGCAAGCACTACATACGAGCATTTTGTTGACATCAACAAAATGTCCGCCGCACAAGAGCAATTTCGGCACATCACGAAAATGGTGACAAAATGTCACCGGTTCGCCGTGCTTGTCGATATGGTGCGCAACGCGGGACAGCTGCCGCAGCCTTTCTGGCTCGGTGCTGCCTGTGGCGGCGGCTCGTGTAGTGCTGCCACTGTGCCTGCAAGGACTTGACCGACAGCAGATGACCGCCGCCATTAAAAGCGCACCGCTTGGGAGGGTAGACCGTAAGATAGCCTTACTGCGGTACGTTGAGCGGCTCCCGCTTCCGGACATTGCAGCACAGACACATTACAGCCGGACGGCAATCAGCTACCGGCTGAAAGGCATTGAAAAAATGCTGGATGTGTGATATACTATTTGTACCGTCCGAAGTAGCGTACACACACTTCGGAGAAAATGTGTACAGAGAGCCAGCGGAAGAACGTTTACCCGCTGGCTTTTCTTTTGGCACGAATTGTGGTATAATTATCTCAACAAATCCACCCGGCCTCTCGAAGAAGCACAACAGGGTGGATATTTGCCAGCTAGCCCAGTGCTTTATCTGGGAATGAAAAAAGCGGTTGCCAGATAGGCACCGGCCAGTCTCCCGCCCGCCTGCTTACAGTGCGTACCATGCGGGAGACGCAGAAAACCCCCGGTGTTCCGTTTGGAGCATCGGGGACTTTTTTACTTTTTCTTCAATTCCTCAAGCCTGCTGGAAAGTTCTTCTTCCCATCCTTCATGTTCTTTGAGGTACGGGGCGTAAATTATGCTCTCGGCTTCCTTTCGGGCCGCGGTGGCTTCTTCGATCGTGTCATAGCTGCCGAGATGATATTGCTTGCGTTGGAAATTGATATATGCACGCCATCGGCCGTGGCAGTCTTTACACACGCCATTTGCGCCAGAAGTGGAATTTTTATTGATATGGCCTCCGACCGCCCTTGTGCAAATCGACATAAGGGAAGAGCCATCCGCATAAACCGTACTTTGAATTGCCCCGTTTTTTTCTCCTATGTCCCTGTTGCAATCTGCGCAATGCTGGATCAGAGGGATCCTTGTAAGTTTTACAGTAGTTTCCTTCCCGCACTTCGGGCAAATGGAACGGCACAGAAAGCAGCCTGACCTCTTTTCAGGTAAAACTTCCAATACTTTCCATCCGTTAATGCTCTGCCCCTCTTTTTTCTTTGCCTTTCGGAAAGCGTTCTCCGTCATGGATGGCTTTTGCCCTCGATTCGCGCAAGACAGACAGCTGCGGCTTTTGCCAAGACGCAGGGAGCTGTCATACACGTCTTTTACCACTCCGCACTCACACTGGCATGTGTAGTAGTGCGGCTTTTCAGCCGGCGCAAGTACCGTCCACTTTCCAAAATGCTTTCCAGTCAATTCTTCCATAACATTTTCCTCAGATCAATCCGTAGTGCTCTGCCAACAAAAAGCGGAGATACACAGGGCACGCACGCTTCTCGCCGCACCAGTCCTGCACAGTGCGAAGCGGGATGCCCACCTGCTTTGCAAAAGCGGTCTGACTGTGTCCGGAGGCCTTGACCATTTCCCGCACGTTCATGCGGGAAACATCCCAGAGATGGGACAAGCGGACGGTCTCGGCGTCCAGATCAAGGTGCCCTTCAAAATCGTCCGAGATGCTGAGGGTGACGTTACCGAGAAAAACTTCTTTCGGCTGCTTGGCAGCCATGCCAAAAAGTTCTGCATTGCTGTACATGGTTGACTTCCTTTCTTTCAGATGGTAATATATTTGCGCACCTCCATGGTGCGTCTTTCACAAAATCCCCTGTCAGATGTTGCGAGCATCCGGCAGGGGATTTTTTTATTTACAGGTCAATCCACTCTTCGTTCTCTTTGAGCGTCTCGACGTACTGGGGGTAGATGTCGCTGATGATGACGTCCTTCTCCATGTCATCCAGATCGCCCTGCATAAGAGCTTCGGACTGCTCTTTAGTCAGCTCCATATCTGCGGTGATTGTCCACTCGGCGTCATCCTTGCTATGCACAAGGGCTCCGTCTGCATCAATGTGAGCGTAGATCGTCCAGACGATTTCGCCGTCCTCGCAATCCATGGTCTTGTATTCGTCAGGCTCCACCTCGGTGCCGTTCTCCATGACCTTTGTGGCGAACTCTTCAGCGTTAAGGATCTTCATATTTTTTTACCTCCATGTTGTTGTGTGCTTGTGTCTTTCACTGTCTTTAGTGTACACGCGTTGCGTGCAATTGTCAAGACTTTTTTGAAAAATTTATACGCGTTGCGTGTAAATACTTGAGCGCTCATACAGCCCTGTGCTGTGTGGGCGCTTTTTTATTTGTCCTTCGTTGCGCGTTCCTTGTCTCTCCCGGCGGTTTAAAAAAGTACACTGGGCGCAAAGGGAGGGGGTGCCATGTGTGGCACAGGTTTAACCTGAACCCGCGTGGGAGCAGCGTCGGGGACTGCGTAGTGCGGGCGGTAGCTGCGGCCACCGGTCGGAGCTGGGAGCAAGCGTATATTTCGCTGGCGCTCACCGGCTACGCCATCGGCGATATGCCAAGCGCCAACCGCACATGGGGCGCGTACCTCCAAAAGCAGGGTTACAAGCGCCGCATGGTGGAAGCAGACTGCACCACCTGTTACACCGTGGCAGATTTTGCCCGGGAGTACCCGCGCGGCGTGTATGTACTGGGCTGCTCCGGCCACGTCCTGACCGTCATCGACGGTGCGTGGTGGGACAGTTGGGACAGTGGCGCGGAATGCCCGATTTACTACTGGTATAAGGAGGAGTAAACGATGCCTTACAATCCGTATGCGTATCAGATGCCGACATACTACGGCCAGCCAATGCCGGACAACCTCGCTCAACTCAGGCAGGGAACAGGCTATCAGTCACCCATGATGCAGCAGCCGACAGCCCAGACAGCACAGGCTGCGCCCTCCATCATCTGGGTGCAGGGAGAAGAGGGCGCAAAAGCCTATATGGTCGCCGCAGGCAACAGCGTGTTGCTGATGGACAGCGAAAACAGCGCTTTTTACATCAAGAGCACCGACGCCAGCGGGATGCCGCTGCCTCTCCGCGTCTTTGACTACAAGGAACGCACCACGGCGACAAAAATGCCCCATCAGACGGCGCAGCAGCCCGGCGGGGAGTTTGTCACCCGAGCAGAGTTTGACGCTCTGGCAGCCCGCTGTGCGGCGCTCGAGAAGCAAGAGCCTGCAAAACCTGAAACGGAGGTCAAATAAGTATGGCAAACTCTCTTTTTAACGCACTGGGCGGCGGTATGCCCGCCATGCCAAACCCTATGGGTCAGTTCGGGCAGATGATGCAGCAGTTCCAGCAGTTCCGTGCAAACTTTCAAGGCGACCCGAAAGCAGAGGTGCAAAAGCTGCTGCAATCCGGCAAAATGTCACAAAACCAGCTGAACCAGCTGCAGGCGATGGCGCAGCAGTTTCAGCAGTTTCTCCATTAAGTCGTAACCGTGGCCACGGTTCAAGCATAAAAATCATTCAAAACACACGAAAGGAGTACAAAAATGTCTCTTTCTTCCGATTCTGCGGTTCTGACCATGCCCGTTCAGCCCGCAAACACCAACGGCAGCAACGGCTTTGGCTTTGGCAATGATGGCGCATGGTGGGTCATCATCCTGTTCCTGTTCGCCTTCTGCGGCGGCTGGGGCGGCAACTGGGGCGGCAATGGCAACACCGGTGCCGGTGTCGTTGACGGCTACGTTCTGACCTCCGATTTTGCCAACATCGAGCGCAAGATGGATGGTATCAACAACGGCATGTGTGATGGCTTCTACCAGCAGGCGCAGCTTGTCAACGGCGTGCAGCAGACCGTGAGCAACGGCTTTATGTCCGCAGAGATCAGCCGCGCAAACCAGCAGGCGGCGTTCATGCAGCAGCTGTTTGCCATGCAGATGCAGCAGCAGGAGTGCTGCTGCGAGAACCGCTCTGCCATTCAGGGCGTCAACTACAATTTGGCCACCCAGTCCTGCGAGACCCGGAACACGGTGCAGAACACCACCCGGGACATCATCGACAACCAGAACCAGAACGCCCGCGCCATCCTTGACGCCCTGACCGCACAGCGCATCGAGGCAAAGGACGCAAAGATCGCTGAGCAGGGTCAGCAGCTGTTCGCAGCACAGCTTGCGGCATCTCAGGCAGCCCAGAACGAAACGCTCAAGGCCTACATGAGCGGTCAGCTGGCCTACTACAATCCGCGCCCCGTGCCCGCATTCCCGGTTCCTGCACCTTACCAGTACGGTAACTGCGGCACCGGCTGCGGCTGCAACGGTTGCGCCTAATCGAATAACGGCAACTTTCGAGGATTTCTCGAATGTTCAGCCCCTGAGCTGATTTTGCAAACCAGAGCGCCGGGGCAGTAGTCCCGGCGTTTTTATTATGAAAGGAGCCGATAAAATGGCCGAATTTAGCAATTCTAACACCGTTAGCGTGGCAGCGGGCCAGAACCTTCCCCTGACCGAGACCGCAGTGAACGCGCCTGCGTGCATTGTGCATCGTGAGGGCAGCGGCCTTGTGACCATGCGGGG